GACCATTCGGTTATAAAAGATATCACGTTCAATGGGAAGATGGCACTGAATCAATGTTCAGTGGTCTTTGGTATTCTGAATCAAAAGTAATTAAACTCGTAGAGAAACATATTCAAGACAAAGGTATATAATGCCAGCATACGATTTCTTAAACAATGATACAGGTGAAGTTGAAGAACATATAATGTCTTACACTAAGTTAGACCAGTTCAAAGAAGACAACCCACATTTAAAACAACAAATACTTGGAGCTCCTATGACCGTAGGTGGACATGGAGACAGAGTAAAAACAGATGAAGGTATGAAGGAAGTGTTAAACAAAATTGCATCTGCAAACCCTGGCTCACCTATGGACAGACATAGACAACGTGGAGTCAAAGAAGTAAAGACAAAAGAAATAGTCAAAAAACATCTAGACATTCAGTCAAGAAAGAAGTAAAATAAATTATGGATAATCAAATCACACTAGGAGACCTAGAGCAATTACAGGAATCAATGACTCGTGTACAAGAAGACGGTAGAAGATTCTATGAAACACCCGAAGGTCAGAGGTATCCAAGTGTCACAACAGTGACGGGTTTACTTACAAGAGACCACATTAAATTATGGAGAGAACGAGTAGGTGCTGAAGAAGCAAATAAAATCTCATCTGTAGCAGCAAGACGAGGAACTAAAATGCATTCCTTATTTGAACAATACCTAAGACAAGACGAGGAGTTAGTCTTTGAAAATATCTTAGACGAATCAATGTTCAATGCAGTGCAACCAGTGTTAGATGATATTACACCTATTGCACTTGAAGCAGGAATGTGGAGTGATTCATTACAAATGGCAGGACAAGTAGATTGTGTTGGTGTTTGGGATAACGAACTTTGTATTATTGACTTTAAGACAAGTGCAAAGTACAAAGAAGAGTACATGGCAGACCCATGGTTTCATCAAATGACTGCATACGCAATTATGGTTGAGGAACTTACTGGAGAAGTTATTGATTCAATAGTGGCAGTTGTTGCTGTTGATGGTGGTGGGGTTCAAGTCTTTGAGGCAGACCCTAGAGAATATGTCGATAAGTTATATAAACTAAGACAACGTTATGCAAATTTACATGGAGTATAAAAATGGCAGAAACAAAAGAATTTAATTTAGAAGGAGATTTCAATTGGAATAAGATAATCTCTAAAGGTGATGAGTGGGTTGAGTCTCAAGCATACGATAGTGCATATGATACACTATTAGAGTATCTTGGAATTGACAGTGACGAAGACATAACAGAAGAACTGTTAGACACTGCAGACCACCTCATAGATTACCTAACAACACCTTATGCAGAAGGTGGTCTTGGTGTTCATGACACTAGTCCAACTTACTATGCTTACTATAGTATAGTTAGAGATTGGAGAGACAACTTAGAGTGTGGATTTTAAGATGATTGAAGTAGGAAAAGAATATCATATCTACCCGAAGTTTAAAAAGTCTTACACTGAACGTGAAGTGTTTAAGAACAATGACAACGAAGATAGAGTAGTCATTGAAGCACTATGGAGAAGTGGTGCATATATCGTTAAGATTACTAACGAGGAAGAGAAGGAACAACTAGAAGCATATCTTTCAGAAGATGCAACTGGTGATATGGAACCTTGTGAGTTCGAAGAGAATGAATTTATAGAATCGTTTGACGAGTGTGGACGTGACTATTATATCCACCTTGCAGAAGGTAGTGAAGCAGACGAAGACGAAATGCAAGAACTACTTGAAGAAGAAGGACATGACTGGTTATTTGAAAACAACTATGACTCATGGGATTGTGAACACTTCTTTGGACTGCCTTTAATTGCAGACGAAGTCGACCCCGATAACAGATACAACACAAGGTTTTAATATGATATCAAGAAAAGAATTTACAGACCAAGTAGAGAAACTTCTACTTAGGAAAGGAACAGATGTAATGGGTGCAATAGTTAGAGTTTGTGAAAACAACAAACTAGAACCCGAGTCTGCAAAGAGGTTAATATCTCAACCTCTAAAAGAGAAACTAGAAGCAGAAGCAACTGGTCTCAATATGGTAAATAGAGGTACATCAACAAAAGGAACTATTAACAGGTTCTTTGAAAAATAGGTAAAATTATGAAAAAAGGTGATATAGTATCAGTGGTAGCAATGAGTGGAGAATATGTCGGAGAGTTTGTCTCTAACGACAATGGACTTACTATTGCAAACCCTAAGATGATTGTAAACTCTCCAAATGGTGGAATGGGTTTCTCTAAGGGTGTTGCTGTGACAGGAGAAGAGAATCCTCCATCAATGACATTCTCAACATATGTATTTGTAGTCCCATCAAGTGAGAAGATTGCAGAAGCACATACAAGTGCAGTTAAAGGTGAACCTTTAATTCAAGCACCAGCAGAAAAGAAAATCATTACTTAATGACAAGTCGTGAGGGATATGATGCATACACTCTTTATCTTGGGATAAAATTACATTTTTATTCTAAGGGTTATGACTTTGTAAAGTATAACGGAAAGGTAAAGAGTGACATCAACTCATTCCTCAAACGAAAAGACAAATACCATTTTGGTAAACTCTTTAAAACACATAAACAAGAACTACAAGATTTCTACATAGCAAACCTATCTTTAAAAGATAGTTGGGCAGGAGATTTGTTGGATGAAGAGTGTAATAAGATTTACAAGGAATGGAAGAAACGAAATCAGAAACTAGGATATATGTTTGAGACTGAAGTGTCTGATGTACTTTTAAAGAAATCAATCAACCAAGTGTTAGAAGTTAAGAAGGGACAGCACCCTATCCTACTCAAAAAGTTTTTGGGAAAAGAAATATCATTAGAAACAATGTGTATCATGGATGAGATAATAGGGTTCACTAAAGATTGGGAGAGACTCATAACAGAACATGTAGTGTATCCCGAAGTGCATATTAAGATTAATAAGTATAAGTCATTCCTCTCTTATGACCAAAC